GTCCGATCTTTGTCGGCTCAATAGATTACATAAGATTTGTAACCTTAGTACGACGATAGTACTGATTGCGGTTTGCTGTAAATGTATCAGCATCCACTGTACCATTAGCCTGTACAACATATGGATTTGCGATAAGACCATAACGTGTCTTAAAGCCAATCTTTGGCTGGAAGCTGTTAGGATCAACAGCACGAACCATTTGGAGAGGAACATATGGGCAATAGAACAAACCAGCGTCATATGGGCTTGAACCCTTATAACCAACAACATAGAACTGGCTGCTTGCGCCTAGGTTTGCTGAATATGGATCAATGTAAACACGGAAGCGTCCATTTAGAACACCTGCAAATGTATTGCCTGTGTCATCAACATTCAAGCTTGTTGAAAGAGCAGGAGCATAATCAAGAACACCAGCCATTGCTAATGCAGAAGCTACATCTGCTGAGCAAACAATGATGTTACCCTTTCCTCTACGAGTATCTTGAGCAATGTGATTAGCATCGCGTTCGATATTAAATAGAAGACCCTTGAAACGCTCTACAGACCAACGACCGTTAGAATCAACGTCTAGGTCAAATGTACCTGCGGTTGCTGTTGCAGGAGAACCTGTCTTAGCTACAGTGTAGATCAAACGAACGATTTCACGATTGATCTCAAACATAAATTCTTGCGAAAGAATGTTTGACAACTCTGCTTCAGCATCAAGACCATGAATTGCTTTCAAGTCTTGAGCAAGTTCAACAGTGTATTCTGCTTTCAATGCACGTGACTTGGCAGTAACTGTAGTCTTGTCGATACTGAAAGACATATCGTTAAATGCTGCGTTACCTGTTGTGCCTAACTGCTCAGCATAAGCTGTTGTCATACCGCCAGCAGTTGTATATGGAGATTCAACTGGATTGGTACCTGCATGTGCTGGGCTATTAGCACCTGAAACCATAGTGTTGGCTTCGTTAAACAATGCTTCTAGTGTTGGATCAGTATTAGAACGACTTGAACCAACATGAGCGCGCATTGCAAAAATAAGTCCTGTTGGACCTGTCATTGGCTGCACGCCGCAAATGTCATATGCCATTAGGTTAGGCATAGAACGACGAACCAATCCGATTAGAATAGGATCGTATGTGTCAATACCACCTGTTGACTGAATGTTGTTTGATGCTGGACCTTCAAAAAGGGACATACGCTCTTCACGTAATGCTCTTTCTTGATTTTCCAAAAGAACAGAAGTGACAATTCTCTTGTAATTATCCTTGATCTCAGGAAGATCAGGATGCTCAAGAATGGCTTGCCATTTCTTTTGAAGTTGTTCGGATAAAAACATTTAATTTACTCCTGTGAATTAATTCTTTTTAATTGTTCTTGATAGCGCTCTCGCATATCTCGATACGGTGCTATCTTCAACAAGGGTTTCAGCTGTGGACTCTGAATCTTCAGTTATAGGTGAATTTACCTGAGCACTATTGCCGTTCTTAGGAAAATAGTTTTCTTTGATTACAGATACTTTTTCTGCAAACAATTCCTCATTTTCGAAATCGACACCCTCAAGCAATTTGCTTAACTTCTCAGCTTCAGTATCAGCTAAATCTTTAGATGCATTTTCTAAAATAGAAGTGCGCTTTAAACTATCTAACTCTCTCTTCAATTGAATGTTGCTTTCTACAGCTTCATCTAATTTAGTTTCAAGAGAGTCGGCTTTACCTTGAAGGTCTCCAATAACATCAAACTTCTCTTCAGGAACTTCAATATAATGCTCTTTAAATAGCGCCTTCATTCCCACAATGAAATCTTCAGCAATTTCGGTACGAAGTCCGCTTTCGATTGCTAATTCATTCTCAACCATCCACTGCTCTACAACATAATTAAGAAACGAATCAATCTTTTCTACCATTTGCTCTTTAGCTTCAGCTAATTCTGTAGCTTTTTGTTCTTCTAATTGCTCTACAATTTTTTCCATTTCGGAATTAACACGAGCAACTACTGCAGCTTCGAAAATAGATGTTGCTTTGTTAGCAAAGTCGTCAGAAACATCTTCGCCGAAGATAGAAACAATTTGTTCCTTCAAGCTAGGTGCTTCAGTTTGTTCTTCATTTTCTTCTTTAGTAACATTACCCTTGCTATTAGGCTGGTTAACTGCCATAGCTGGATCTCCTACAGTTGTGAAGTTAGGTGCTGCACCTGCGCCTGATGCTGTTGGTACTGGTGCTTTGGAAACCACACCGGCAGCTTTGGCGCCTTGGTTTTCCTCATCTTCTTCCCTGGAAATAATACTTGCCTTCTGAGACGAGCCCTGCATTGGATTTGTAGCATCGCCGGCATTTGCTGGCTTAATGCTCATATCCTTAGCTACGGAAGTAGATCCCATTGGCTGTGCACCTTCTTCCGATAGAGTCTCGGCGTCAGTTGCCTGAGCTTTAACGCGCTCTAGCAATTCCTTTATTTTAGAGTCTACTGACATCCTTCTCTCCTATGAGTTATTAATCTAACTTTAATATTTATAAGAATTGATTATTTGATAGAATTTAGAAATGCTTCAAATACTTTTAGTTTAGCTTCTGCTATTTTTTTGCTAGGTGCTTTTTTAATCACCTGTTGTGCTTGTTCTATTTGAACAGTCTTCCACACACCATTTTCACAAATCCATTCTGCATTTTCCATAATGCCTTCTACGAATGCATCAGGTGCTGACGGGTCTGCTACTATATCTACAGTTGCAAGATGAAAATCACCTTGAACTTCATTAACACCGTTTCTTTCTTTAAGTGATCCTAAACCTCTTGAGGATACACCTAAGCGAACCCCTTCTTCAATAAAGTTCTTCGCTATCTTACCCATTGGAGTATCTAAAATCTTTGCAGTACCAATAATATCATTACCTTCCCATTGAAGATTCGTAATGAGATGCGAAACATTATTAAGATTAATTTGTGGGTTAGGTGGATGACCTAACTCTCCTAATGATCTTTTTTCTGAGATCATTGTTTGATATCTTTCAAGTTCTTTCTCCAAAACAGACTTTGGATATAATCTTCCATTTCTATTTTGTTGTTCTGATTGCATAAAAACACCTTTAATAAAAGTGCTTTGTTTGCCTCCAGTTTTTTCCTCAGTAATATATTCCAATTCTTGATGAATTTCTTTAATAAGTTTCATTATCCTGTTACCTTAGTTATGACTTGCTGATTAGGTGGAGTATACCCATCTACCTTACTTAAACCTAGATAAACTGTACCTCCACCTGCTGGCATAGTAATAGCAATATTAGCAGTACTATTAGATGAATCTACAAATCCCATCATTTGTGACATAGACCAGTTATCATTACCATGTAGAATCATAACATTAGCGCCGTTTGCCGGTCTCTTAATTAGAATAGGCGCATTAACATCCGTTGAAGACCATAAGACTGAATTGATAGTTACATTTGCACTACCATACCCTGCGAAAGTTTCGTCAGCAAGTTTTATGTTTGACCCAATATCTATAGTTGCAGTAGCACCATCTCCCACCACCTTTACTATGGCTTGACCTCTAACTACTTTAAGATATGTAGTAGTGACTGGCATTTATTACTCCATTAAATTTTCTTTAATTTTCCTAAGAATATAATTCTTATATTTCATTTGTCTAAACATATCATAATAATATGACAATGGTCTAGATGTTTCTGTTCTATTAGTATTTCTTAAAAATAAAATACTAGAAGATAATTCTCTTAATTCCTCAGTAAAATAAAATCGTTTAAATTCTATTTTTTCATTAGTGTGAAAACGAAGATAATACAATGGATCGTTTTCTTTAATAGTAATAGTATCTGGTTTTTTAAATTTTACAGCCATTTCCAAAGATCTGAAATGCTTACCTATATCATATTTACCAGCTACAAATATTGTTTTTTCATTCAATTCACATTCGCTAAAATACGCAGGCAGAATAGATACTTCTAAACTTTTTTCAGCAAACATTATATAACGAGGATAAACTAAACTACATATACCAAATTTCGGCGATCTTAAATGTAACATTTGATCAAACATATCTTGATCAAAATAATCTGTTGAAAAATATCCCTCACCATCCCATTTCAAATTATAATCAAACGGCATATTGATCTCAAATAGATTTTTTAGATCATCTATTACCGCAGGACATTTATGTACTCTATTACCACTTTCGGGATATATATCACTAAAGATTTTCAAATAATTTTTCGAAACTAATTTCGGGGCATAAGTTATATGTCCAAAACTATTATTAGGTACGCCCTCGTAAATTACCTCATTATTATTAGTTTTATTAAACCTGATAACTTGCTTATTCTTTAAAAAACTTGCCCAATACACTATCATAATAAAAACAATTCCTTATTTTTTCTTTCGCATTGCCCTTAGTTTGGCAAAATCAGCAGCAGTTAATTCATCTTTTTCAGGTTCATGCACATCTAATTTTTGTTGATTGGGATGAAGCTTTTCATTAACTTCATCTTTATCTTCTTTTTCTTTCTTCTTTTTGCTATGGTTATTATGATATTCGGCAACAAGAATTTCTAAATCTTCTGTATATACTATTTCGTCGCCATGATCAAACTTCACTGAGTACCATTCTATATTTCCATCTTCGTCTGGTTCGGCATGTTCTGCTTCCAATACAATACCTTCACCGAAGATATCAGAATAAACATGCTTAGCACAAAGATGCTGTTCATCATTTTCAACTTCTTCTTTTCTCATAACTGCTTTTGCAATTTTATGAGCTTTCTTTATAGTAGATTTTTCAAGAGGAGGTTTATCACCTGTTGACTTCATAGCCTGTGCCATTCCAATGGCATATGGGCTACGAGACATTGCCTCGAACATTTCTACTTTAAAGGACTTAAAAGTTTTCATTCAGAGTCTCTCGAAAAAACAGTTTGTGATAATTCTACTCGTCTATTATCCAAAGCATCAGATACTTTAGCAGATACGATACTGTTAAAAATACCTTGTGCTTCGCTAGCTTTACCATTAAGTATAGTATCTACCATAGATCTAATAACTTCATTTTGCGTATCTTCTTCACCTGTTTCTACTTCAGTGGTTTCTACATTGTCAGTCATAATAACTCCTATTGTTGTGGCTCAGTATTATTTATTGGTTGAGGAGGAGTCCCCTCAGTTTGAATCTGATCCTTAATTTGAATCATTTCTTCATCTGTATAGCGTAATACTTTCTTCATCACATATTCTTGGCTAAAATATATTCCAATGAAAGGAGCCATTTGGTTCAATACATCTACTCTATTGCGTAGGTTTTCAGCATCTTTCAATTCTGAATAGTATCTATCCTGAGCATAAATGTAATTGATATTCTCTTTTATCTCATTCCAATCTGTATCAGTCATTACACCTTTAAGCAATAACTGAGTTCTTAAAACATCTTGAAATAATTCATTGAATCGTTTACGAAGTTTATCAACAAACTTACCAAACTTTAATTCGTCTCTTGTTATCTCAGCTGCTCTACCAAAATTCATACCAGTAGATGGTTGAAGTCTTGAAATAGGAACATTCAATGATTGGTATAATTTATTTTGAAAATAGTTGATGTCATCTATTTGCCCTAGATTTTCACCACCAGGTAATGTGGTAATTTCGGTTCCTCTTCCACCTTCTCTACGAGGTAACCAAAAATCTTCAAGCATTGACATAAACTTTCTGTCGTCTCTTATTTCACCTGTTTGTGAATCGTAAACAATTTTGTTACGATACTTATTCATAACATCTTTAAGATATTGTTCCGCCTTTTGCTTCGGCAAATTACCAACATCAATATAAAATATTCTGCGCTCCGGTGCTCTAGAGATTCTGTAAATCACTAAAGAATCTTCCATCATCTTTAGTTGATTCGCTGGCTTAATTGCCTTATGCAAATAACTTAAAACAATACTTTTTTCCATATCCATCAATCCAGATGGAACAAATGTAATAGTATCAGGTGATATCTTTATTCCCTGGTTTAACCCTGGAACATTACCATATTGTTGAGAATATCTTATACCCTTTTCGTTATAGATATAAAATTCATCAATTTTTTCAATAATATCAATACCATCTGCATTCTTTTTCTTTTTAATATCTCGAACCTTCTTGATCTTTCTGGGATCGACATATCTTAATTCTAATACGCCCTTTTGTGGGTTCTTATTATCAATAATTTTTTGAAAATATATTCTACCATCAATATACCAACGTCTAAAATAATCTTGACCCTTGGTCTTAAATTCTAATTTTTTAAGTATATTATCAAATTCATTACGAATACTTAATTTAATAGAATCAGACAAGCTTAATTGGTCAAGATTAATATCAACCAATTTTTCTGTTTCTGTACCTGCTACTGCTTCTGTTACTATTTCGTCAATTGCATTTGCAACATCTGGATACATAGATGTTTCTCTGTATCGTGTAATTACATCAGATTCAGATTTGGCGGTGGCGTCTAGATCGACATATGTGCCGAAATAGCCGCCGCCTGCAACTGTTGATGCACCATCATCCGAATCTGGAGTTACAAAGCTTTGTTTTCTTAGCTCCAGACTCGCCGGTTCATCTTTAGAAATAGTGTAACCAAATAATGTAAGCGCCATTATAAAATGCTTTTAAAATTAGAACGGTAAAGCAAAAGAAGAACCAGTACTTATAGAAGTAGTAAAGTGCTGGTACTGCCACGTTACTGTAAAACTAGAAATGGTATCATTAGCACCAAAATCTAATCCTACAGGAGAAACATCAATAGGAAATGCTGAAACTAATTTATAACTCTTCAGAATGTTACCGTTTCTATCTAATTGGAATATATCTAAATTTCTTTGGTATTCGTTAGGATTTAATCTACCGATCTTAGAAATAAGATCATCCATACCGTTCATCCATTGTTCCATTGAGTTTCTGATGGACATATCAGCATCATTCAATACTGTAATTGTCCATGGAGCAAAAACTCTATCGCCAGCAAATTTAACTTCTCTGCCTCTATATTGAACAATAGCAGGATTTACAGTTTGTCCTGGTAACTCCGCTACACTAACTAAAAACGGTGCTCTTCTAACAGCATTTGCTGCACCTGCAACATAAGTTGGAAAACTTAGTTGGACAGCAAACTGATTAGGGCGAGCACCACCATTAACAAGTGCTGCTTTAAATTGATCTACATTAAATGTTGTTGCCATTTATTCTTCTCCCTTTATTATGCGCCAACTTCTTCAAAATTAATACCGCTTCGTGTCGCAATAAAGTTCAGCTGAATAAAGTTAATAGAACGAGCAGGTTTAACAAAAATATCTGCAACAAATTCGTTTCTATCAATCACCTCACCTGTGTTATTTGTTTCATCGCATACTACTTTGAAGTCTGTAATACCACGACGTCCCTGAACATCTCTTAGGAAAGGTTCAACCAAATTACGGAATTGCGCACGGGTAAATGCGTCGTTGAATTCAAACAACTGGAACTTGGCTGCTGTAGCAATAGCCTTCTCCAATACGATAAACAATCTACGAACATTGATTCTATCGAATGCACTTGGCTTAGATAACAATGTCTTGTCACCAAACAATACTGTACCTTGTCCAGGGAATGTTACAATAGGATTAACACCTTTCTTATATAACGTGTCTCTATCGGCTTGTCTTGGTGAGTATGCTAATTTAACTACGTTCTTGATTTGACCTCTATTGAAACCTGCAGGAGAGAACCAAGGATCAGTAGTGAAATCTGTTCTAACAACTGTACCTGCTGTGTCACCATTACATGGAACCCAACGATATACGTCGTTATAACGATCAAACTGATATTTAAATCCAGAGTCCATTACACCATAAGAACTTGATGGTAGAGAATCTCTGTAACCAGTAATATTAGTTGTCTGAGTTGAATTGCTCGAAATACCTACAACATTATTTTGTATTGGTGATACAAATGCGATACAATCTTTTCTTACTTCACACACGTTATTGATAACATACGTCGCAACCGAAGTACTAACATTACCTAATGGAACTAAACTAATGTCATACAACTCATCATTAGCAAACTCTGCAAATGCTGAAGTTAAATTGGCGTCAGATAAACTGTCATTAGATACACCGCCAGCAAATGAAACCTGTACATTAGCTGTTAAATTACCAAATGTAGTTGTAGTTGCGCCAGAACCCCAATTAGAATTAGTCAAATCTGTTGGATGCGCATTCCACCAAACATATTTAGATGAGTCATTAAGAACATTTTTATAGTAGTTAGTAGAACCATCAAATTTCTTTGCGTCAGAAGCTTTGGAAACAAATGGAAACTTTTCTAACACTGTACCAGCAGTTCCTGTCCACAATCCATCTTCGTCAATAATAATTACATGCATCTCATCATATAACCCACCAGCATTTGTAGCATAGGTTGATGTGCCTGGAGCACCATCAAAATTTGAAGCATAATTCCAACTAGACCACGTATTAGCATCAGCAATCGAAATCTTTAACGAATTGCCCAATGCGCCTGGATATTTGGAAATAGCTACACCATAGTTAGCATTAGCTGTGTACTGTCCAATATAATAATCTTGATTCGTAACAGTAATCGCCGATGTTGAATTAGCGTTTGCTACAGAATTTCTAGCTGTGCCTTTATTAACAGCACGGATAACTTGTAGATTGTTACCATAAGATAAGAAATTTGCTGCTGTGAAAAAGGATTGGAAAGTAGTATCGTTTGGCTTACCAAACACCTCTACCAATTTATTCTCAGAATCAATAGTTGTAACTACGTCTACAGGACCCCACTGAAAGGCGCCAGCAAATGCTCCGGCAGTAGTCGAAACTGTTGGGACAATAGAAGTAAGGTCCTTTTCAGTTACAAGCACGCCTGGTGAAAGCTGAAATGCCATCTTGTTCTCCTTGTATATTTAAATCTTATTCATGCCAAACTAATTACTATTTATTTATAAATAATTGGTTTTACACTTTACTATGCCATTTATTCTTAAGTTTTTCCATCTCAGCATTCAAATCTTTATGAAACCATATATCCCCACCTAGTGCGTCTACTTCCATAGTATCTTCGTTTAATCCATCATCCACGATACCGAACGGTGTTAGCTCTTCCTCAATATCTTTAATTTGATTTTGATACAAATCCAAACGTAAATTAGTGTTAGTCATATCCTTAAAGTATAACTCATTGGTAACCCAAGAAAATAATACTAACGTCATTACTAGATCATCATGATAACCTGCATCTGCTGCGAAAGTACCTTTTGTTTCTATAAAGGTTGAAATCTCAGATATAACATCTGCATCATGAATCAAAAATTTATCGTTCTCAACTAACCCCTTAAACAGAGCACATCCTAATCGTTTTACCTGTTTGGTAGTTCGTACTCCAAGCGTAGTATTAGATTTGAATCCAGCGGATAAATACTGCCCGTTTTTACCATCATATCCAACAGCTAATACATTCTCATATTCTAAATCCATATACAACGTATTTGCAATCTGTTGACCATTGTCATTTATTTCAACTAATACATATGCCTTATTGTAATCATTGGCTACCTTGGCTATGATAGTCGGATACAATAAAGGATTAATTTTGTTGTCTCTGTATTTTGCTACTATTTTATATGGATATTCTGTAATATCCATTACAGTAAAGGCAGAATAATCCCCACCAACACCTCGTGAGGTATCAGCTATTAGAATATAGATATGATTTCTACCTTCAAATTTTCCATCAGTTCCTCTTAATGCTCTGATAGGATTCTCAAGCACATCCAATCCATCTTTAGAATGAATATAAGTTTTAGCAGACATCTTGGATATAGTGTCCGGTGAAATTAACGTATTGGATGAGCCTAAAAATTTACACAATACTTCCTGGTTAAATTTCAACTCACCTAGCATTGCCTTTTGTTCTGCTGCCCATTGCTCAGTTCTACCCGGTATCTTATTGTAGGGAATAAACAATGGAGTAAATCCATTTAGATTTTGTGTAGCTTCATTCCAAAATTTCCAAAAATGATTATAACCTAATGGAGTAGAAGTCAAAAGAATTTTTGTAGTTTCCCCTGCAGAAATTGTAGGATATACTGAGGTAAAAAATTCATCAGCTACAGTATTAGGAATAATAGCTGCTTCATCAATATACAACCAATTAACAGATTTTCCTCGAATACCCGAAGTGCTTGTTGCTGCAGTAAA